GGCATGTTGGTGATTCACGGGATCTGGGCGTACGGCGCGCTCCAGGTCTGGGCGGAAGACTCCGCGCTGCCTGCGGAGGCACCGCACCGCAGCGGGCGCCCGTCGAGGGCACCGCGACCGCACCCCTTCGCCGCTCCGCCGGATGCGATCGCGGACGCGCTGGCCGAAGCCGCTGCATCAGCGGGGGACCTGACCCGCAAGGCGGTCGACGACGAGCTCACGCTGCGGCTGCCGTCGCGAGCAGACGGGCCGCTAGCCTCGCCGGAACTTGTCCGCCCTTCGGCCGACGTCCCCTCGGATACCTCTGCGGGTCGCCGGATAACGCTGGCCGTCTGGCGGGTGCCTGTCCTGGTTTTCGAGCCCGCCACCGTGACAGCCCTGCTGTCCGCGCTGGCCGACCTGACACCGGGTGACCTAGGGGTCAGTGGCTCGATCGGCTATCTGGCCGCCGTCGCGCGTTTTACCGACGATCTCGTTGCGCGAGGCCGGGTGCTGCCCGCGCTGACCGCGGAAGAAGGCGGGTATGCCGCTCGCTGGCGGCCTGTCCTTTCCGCTGCCGACGCGCAGCGCGCCCGCGAGCTCGCCGCGGCGATGCCGCCCGCCTGCCGCGCGGCGGACGACGCCGAGCCCGGGCCGCTGATCGCGGGCATGCTCGACGCGCTCTCGGATGCGCTGGTACGCACCGGGTTGCCTGGTGCGCTTCTGCCGGCGAGACGCGGTCGTGCCCCGGCCCGCATCTCGGCGCTGGAACGGACCGTGAAATCTCTCACGACCCCAGATCCTCTTATCGAGGTGGCGACCCCACAGGACGAGCGCGAGGCCAGTGAACTAGTGACCACGTTCGCGGACTGGCTGGCCAGCGCCGCGCTCCCGGTCGGCTCGGTGCGCACCTGCTTTCGGCTGATCGAACCATCCGATAGCGCGGAAGGCATGGGCGCCGACGAGGGCTGGCGGGTCGAGTTCTCGCTGCAATCGGCCGAGGACCCGAGCCTGATGGTGCCTGCGGCGGATGTGTGGACAGGGACCGGGTTTGGCTGGCTGGCCGGGACCACGCGGCAGAACGCCGGGCATCCGGAGGAGGAACTGCTTGCCGGGCTCGGCGCGGCGGCCCGGCTGTTCCCGGCGCTTGACGGGGCGCTGCGCGAGGCCGCGCCCGCCCAGGTCACGCTCGACACGGAGGGCGCGCTCGAGTTCCTGCGCGAGACCGGGCCCTTGCTGTCCGGGGCGGGGTTCGGCGTGCTGCTCCCGGACTGGGCGCGCAAGGCGCGGCTTGGCCTGAGGTTGACCGCCCGGTCATCGTCGGCCGGCTCATCCGCCTCGGCCAGGCAGAGCCAGTTCGGCATGGATGACCTCGTGTCCTTCCGGTATGACCTGGCCGTCGGCGACGAGGTGCTCTCGCCGGAAGAGCTGGCCGAACTCGCCGCGCTCAAGGTCCCCCTCGTCCGCATCCGCGGCCAGTGGGTGGAACTCGACGACCGGCACCTTAAAGCGGCGCTGAAGTTCCTTGAGGGCAGGCAGTCAGGGACGATGACCGCGGCCGAGGTGTTCAGGGCCGCGATCGGCGCGGACAGCGATCTAGGTGAGCTCCCGCTGTCCGCGGTGGACGCCGACGGCTGGCTCGGCGACTTGCTGTCTGGACAGGCTGACCAGCGCCTTGAACCAATGGAAACCCCAGCCGGCTTCGGTGGCACCCTGCGGCCGTACCAGCAGCGCGGGTTGTCGTGGCTGTCGTTCCTCGGCCGCCTCGGCGTCGGTGCCATCCTCGCCGACGACATGGGCCTGGGTAAGACCGTCCAGCTCCTTTCGCTGTTGTCTTCCGGGGGGGCGACCCCCCGCACCCCCCGATGTCCCGCCGTGTCGGGCCCGATGGCAAAAACCGCCATCGTATCGGGCCCGCCCCGACGGGACGGGGAAGAGCGGGCGCCCGTTTGGGATGATCTACCACCTGGTCCAACGCTGCTGATCTGTCCGATGTCGCTGGTGGGGAACTGGCAGCGGGAGGCGGAGCGGTTCACCCCGGACCTGGCGGTGCACGTCCATCACGGTGCCGACCGGCTGACGGGGGCGGAGCTGACGGCCGCGCTTGCCGCCGCGGACCTGGTGATCACCACTTACCAGACCCTGGCCAGGGACCGCGCGGTACTATCGGAGGTCCGCTGGGCGAGACTGGTTTGTGATGAGGCTCAAGCGATAAAAAATTACCTGAGCCAGCAGGCGAAGGCGGTCAGGTCGCTGCCCGCGGCCTCCAGGATCGCGCTGACCGGCACGCCGGTGGAGAACCAGCTCTCCGACCTGTGGTCGCTCATGGAGTTCGCCAATCCGGGGATGCTTGGGTCCGCGAAGTCGTTCCGTGAGACGCATGCGGTGCCGATCGAGCGGCACGGCTCGGAGGAGGCGGCACGGGAGCTGCGCAGGATCACCCAGCCGTTCGTGCTTCGCCGCCTGAAGACGGACAAGTCGATCATCTCCGATCTGCCGGATAAGCAGGAAATGAAGGTCTGGTGCAACCTGACGCAGGAGCAGGCGAGCCTGTACGCGGCGACCGTCACCGACATGATGTCCAGGATCGAGGAGGCGTCGGAGGACATCCAGCGTCGCGGCCTGGTGCTCGCCACCATGGCTAAGCTCAAGCAGGTCTGCAACCATCCAGCGCACCTGCTGGGCGACGGTTCCCGGCTGGCCGGGCGGTCGGGCAAGCTGGCCCGGCTTGAGGAGCTGTGCGAGGAGATCGTCGCCGAGGGCGACAAGGCGCTCTGCTTCACGCAGTACGCCGAGTTCGGCCGGATGCTGCAGCCGTACCTGGCCGCGCGGACCGGCTGCGGCGTGCTCTTCCTGCATGGCGGGACGACCAAGAAGCAGCGGGACGCGATGGTGGCCCGGTTCCAGGAGGCGGACGAGCCGCTGCTGTTCCTGCTGTCGTTGAAGGCGGGCGGGACCGGGCTCAACCTCACCGCGGCGAACCATGTCATTCACGTCGACCGTTGGTGGAACCCCGCGGTGGAGGATCAGGCCACCGACCGTGCGTTCCGCATCGGCCAGCGGCGCGACGTTCAGGTCCGCAAGTTCGTCTGCGTCGGCACCCTGGAAGAGAAGATCGACGCCATGATCGAGCAGAAGAAAGCCCTGGCCGAGCAGATCGTCGGCACCGGCGAGAACTGGCTCGCCGAGCTGTCCACCGCCGCGCTGCGCGAGGTGCTCGCGCTGTCTCCCGACGCGGTGTCGGCATGAGCCCCAGGTACGTTCCGTGGTCTGATTACTCGTCGTCGGGGCCGATTTCCGTCGAGGGTGGCATCAAGGCCAGGAGCAAGCGCGGGGCGATCGGCGAGCAGTGGTGGTCGCGGCGGTTCATCGCGGTGCTCGAGTCTTATGGGATGAGCGGCCGGCTGCAGCGCGGGCGGAGCTACGCGCGGCGCGGCCAGGTGTTGGAGTTCAAGCTGGCCACGGGCAAGGTGACCGCGCGTGTGCAGGGGTCGCGGCCGTCACCGTACAAGGTGACGATCACCGTGCTGCCGCTGACGACCGCGCAGTGGCGGGAGGTCGAGTCGAGGCTGGCCGCCCAGGCGCTGTTCCGCGCCCGGCTGCTGGCCGGGGAGATGCCGGCCGAGATCGAGCAGGTTTTCGCGGACGCGGGCACGCCGCTGTTCCCCCGGTCCGCACGTGACCTGGAGATGAATTGCAGCTGCCCGGACTGGGGATTTCCGTGCAAGCACGTGGCGGCGCTCTGCTACGTGCTGGCCGAGGCGTTCGACGAGGATCCTTTCGCGATGCTGGCCTGGCGCGGCAAGAGCCGTGACGAGCTGCTCGCCGCGCTGCGCGGCAAGACCCCGGGCGCCGGCGACCGCGTCCCGTACGGCGGCCCGGTCGGCAGCCCCGCGGGTGACAGCCCTGCCCTGGCGGTGCTGTCGGATGTGACGGGTCCGCCGCTGGCGGAGTCGCTCGCAGACTTCTGGTCACCTGGCCTGAGCCAGGCCCGGCTGCGCGCCCTACCGCCAAGCCCCGCCACCCCGCCCGACCTGCTGCTCCGCATGTCGGACCCGCCGCCGGTCCAGGTCCGCGGCAAGAACCTCAGGGAACTTCTCACCCCGGCCTACACTCAGCTCGCGGCCAGGCAGCCGCGACTAGATCGCGATACGGGCCGAGCACCCTAAACCATGTTACATGAGCCATGAAATAGCAGTTCAAAGCGGATTGAACAAACCTTCTTTCGATTTATTGGCGTGTTGCCGGGAATGGATCAAAATTAGGCATTAAGATTCCGGACATGTCGGCGCTTAGCTTGATCGAGGAACTTGACCAGATGCGACGGGAACTGCAAAACGACCATCCCGGCTGGCAGATCTGGTATGTGTTCCATCATGACGGCTCTGCCACCTGGCATGCGCGCCCGCGTCCGTGGCTGAACGCGCGAAGCCCTGGGAACTTGATCACAACCGGTCTAGGCAATCAGGCATTACCGCGGCGTCTCGGATCGCGCTGACCGGCACGCCGGTGGAGAATCAGCTGTCCGAGCTGTGGTCGATCATGGAGTTCGCCAATCCCGGCCTGCTCGGGCCGGCCAAGGCGTTCCGTGAGACGTACGCGGTACCGATCGAGCGGAACGGCTCGGCGGAGGCCGCACAGCGGCTGCGCCAGATCACCGAGCCGGGCGGGCTTCGCCGGCTGAAGACCGACAAGTCGATCATCTCCGACCTGCCGGATAAGCAGGAGATGAAGGTCTGGTGCAACCTGACACAGGAACAGGCCAGCCTGTACGCCGCGACGGTCAGCGACATGCTGTCCCGGATCGAGGACGCGCGGGATGACATCAGCCGTCGCGGCCTGGTGCTCGCCACCATGGCCAAGCTCAAGCAGGTCTGCAACCATCCAGCGCACCTGCTCGGCGACGGCTCCCGGCTGGCCGGGCGGTCGGGCAAGCTGGCCAGGCTCGAGGAGATCTGCGAGGAGATCGTCGCCGAGGGGGACAAGGCGCTCTGCTTTACCCAGTACGCCGAGTTCGGCCGGATGCTGCAGCCGTACCTGGCCGCGCGGACCGGCTGTCCGGTCCTGTTCCTGCACGGCGGCACGACGAGGAAGCAGCGGGACGCGATGGTCGCGCGGTTCCAGGAAGCGGACGAACCGCTGCTGTTCCTGCTGTCGCTGAAGGCGGGCGGCACCGGGCTCAACCTCACCGCGGCGAACCACGTCATCCACGTCGACCGTTGGTGGAACCCCGCGGTGGAGGATCAGGCCACCGACCGTGCGTTCCGCATCGGCCAGCGGCGCGACGTTCAGGTCCGCAAATTCGTCTGCGTGGGCACGCTTGAGGAGCGGATCGACGCCATGATCGAGCAGAAGAAGGCGCTCGCCGAGCAGGTCGTCGGCACCGGGGAGAGTTGGCTCACCGAGCTGTCCTCCGCCGCGCTGCGCGAGGTGCTTTCGCTGTCCGCGGACGCGGTGTCGGCATGAGCGGCCGGTACGTGCCATGGTCGGAGTACGGGTCGGCCGGGCCGATCGCGGTTGAGGGCGGTATTAAGGCCAAGAGCAAGCACGGGGCGATCGGTGAGCAATGGTGGTCGCGGCGCTTGAGTCCTCGGGGATGAGCGGCCGGCTTCAGCGCGGGCGGAGCTACGCCCGGCGCGGCCAGGTTCTTGAGTTCTCGCTTGACGCGGGGAAGGTGACGGCGCGGGTTCAGGGGTCGCGTTCTCGGCCGTACCGGGTGACGATCACGGTGCCGCCGCTGACTTCCGCGCAGTGGAAGAAGGTCGAGTCGCGGCTGTCGGCCCAGGCGCTGTTCCGCGCCCGGCTGCTTGCGGGGGAGATGCCGGCCGAGATCGAGCAGGTCTTCGCGGACGCCGGCACTCCGCTGTTTCCCCGGTCGGCTCGTGACCTGGCGATGGACTGCGACTGCCCGGACTGGGAAGTCCCGTGCAAGCACCTGGCGGCGGTCTGCTACGTGCTGGCCGAGGCGTTCGACGATGACCCGTTCGCGATGCTCGCCTGGCGCGGGCGGACTCGCGATGACCTTCTCGCCCCGCTGCGCGGCACGGGTGCCGGCGGTGCCGGTCGTGTGCCCGCTGGTGGCCGGGCCGATCATCTCGCGGGGGAGAGCCCGGTCCTGGCGGTGCTGTCGGACATCACCGGTGAGCCGCTTGAGGAGTCGCTCGCGGACTTCTGGTCACCTGGCCTGAGCCAGGCGCGGCTGCGCGCCGTGCCGCCAAGCCCGGTCACCCCGCCGGACCTGCTGCTCCGCCTGTCAGAACCGCCTGGCATCCAGGTACGCGGTAAGAGCCTGCGCGACATTCTCACGCCTGCTTACGACCGGTTCGCGGCAGAGCCGGCGGGGGACGCTGCGCCGGAGTAGGAGCCAGGGCCGAGGAGAAGGAGTGGTCTACGCCGCCACGGCGCGGCACCGCCCCATCGAGCGCATCGTCGAGATGATCCTCCGGTTGCTGGCGCCTCGACCCCGGTCGTCGGATGTCGTATCGGATGTCGTAATCGCAGAGGCGTTATGTGAGTTCTGCCGTGCGTCGCCGCATTGCTCCCTATCCTCAAGGGCATGCTTGCCGTCTATCTCGCCATGCTGGTTTTCGGGGTGTTCGTGGTGGGCGTGTGGCGTGATCCCCGCAGTTTCAGCAACGCGGTCTTGCTCGGCCTGTGCCTCGCGTTCGGTGCGCTTGGCGCGGTGGGCGCGGCGCATCAACTGCCGGGAGCGTCGGGCGATCTGGCACGGGTCCTCGTTGTGGCCCTGGGGCTGCTTGTGGGGCTTGGGCCGTTCCTGGTGGCCAGCTATCTGGTGCTGAACGGCATCACGATGGCACGCCGCGAGAGCATCCGCCCGGGCAACCTGCTGTCCCTGCTGGCCGGCCTCGCGATGTTCGCGCTCGTCGGCCTGATGATCTTCGCGATACAACGGACGCAGTACGAGGCACTTGACGTGTTTACCCTGACTACCGTGCTGCTGTCGGGCTATGTCTCGTTCCTGCTGCTGTCGTACGTCAGCTACGCGTTCGTCTACGGCCGGATAACGGCGCTGCGCGGCGCCGACTTCGTCGTGGTGCTCGGCTCCGGCCTGATCGGCGGCGACCGGGTGCCGCCGCTGCTTGCCAGCAGGCTGGAACGGGGCCGGCAGGTATACCAGGCACTGGTCGCACGCGGCAAGAACAGCCCGATGCTGATCGTCTCCGGCGGCAAGGGCGCGGATGAGCGGGTCAGCGAGGCGGAGGCGATGGCCCGGTATCTGATCGAGCGCGGCGTTCCCCCGGACTCCGTGATGCGAGAGGACCAGTCCCGCACCACGGAGGAGAACCTCACGTTCAGCAGAGGCATCATGGAGCGGTTCAGGCCCCGCTACCGGTGCATCGTCGTGACCAGCAACTATCACGTGTTCCGTGCCGCGATGCTTGCCCGCCGCCTCGGCGTTAACGGCCAGGTCACGGGGGCGCGGACGGCGGGTTACTACTGGCCGAGCGCGACGCTCCGCGAGTTCATCGCCGTGTTCCTCCGCTACAAGGTGGTCAACCTCGGCATCTGCGCACTGATCGTCGTGCTGCCGCTGGCCTACATCGGCGTGGACACTATCCGAGGTCGCTGGTGACGCTCCGCGTTACTGCTGATAACAGCAAGAAGCGCGGAGCGTTCGGTCAGCGCTGAAAGTCTGACCGGTCATAGGCGGCCAAACTTTCAGCGCTGACCCGCTCGTTGTCCCATCAGTGGATAACAGCAAGAAGTGTCCCATGTCAGAAAGGCTAAAAAATCACCGCCAACCATCTGAATACCGGCGGCGTCTTAACGGCTGTATCACCACAAATGACACTCACGGGGTGGGCGGGACTCCGGACCTTTACTGAGAGAGGCAGAACGAACATGACACCGACTGCGAACTTCCGCCGCGCATCGCTGACGGGGGCGACGCTCGCCGTGGCCGCGGTTCTCGCCACCGGGTGCAACTCGTCCAGTTCCAGCTCATCGGCCGCCGCGGGAGCTTCCACGACGGCGGCCGCGACGTCAAGCACCGCGGCGGCCGCATCCGGCACCACCGCGGCCGCGGGGTCGGGTAACGGGGCCGCGGCCTCGACGCCCGCGGGCCAGGCCGGCGTGGCGGAATGCACGGCGGCGGACCTGAAGATCGCGCCCAAGGGCAGCGCGGGCGGTGGCACCGCCGGGTCGTACTACAGCTTCATCGACTTCACCAACACCTCGAGCGCCTCCTGCACGCTGTACGGGTACCCGGGCGTCTCGCTGACCGCCGCGTCCGGTGCGCAGATCGGCCCGGCGGCCACCAGGGACGCGACAACGGCGGCGGCGACGGTCACGCT